AGCTGGGGCGGGGGACGCAAGCCAGCACCGAACCTACTCACGGCGATCCAATTCACTCGGCACGCGGAAGGTTCTGGTGAGATTCCCCTCCGCCTACTGCTGACATAACCCCTGTGACTCCAACGGGTTCCATGAATTGTGGAGGTGCCGTTGATCTGGTGGCGGCCTCCCATGCGATACCGTTCATGGTGGATGTCTCCCCTATGCGAGACATACGGAGCTGCCGGCTGGGCCGCACGGCTATGGGCTCACCACCTTGAGCCGATCGAGCCTATGCCGCCTGACAATGACAGGGACAGGCTCAAGTGGTGAAGCGCAACAACCACGGACGCATCCAGGGCCGCAGAGGACAGCAAGTGCTAGAGCGCAGACGGGCACTGAACCCACTGTGCGCAGAGTGCCTGGCCCAAGGCATAGTCAGCGCCACACACCAGATCGACCACATCATCCCGCTCAGCAAAGGTGGAACCGACACGGACGACAACACGCAGGGACTATGCCGCACTCACCACGAGGCAAAGACGGCAAAGGACTTGGGATACAGGATCAAGCCAGAGATCGGAGCGGATGGATGGCCGATAGCCTGACTCTCAGCATTAGCATCCGCAAGCGCTGGTACTTCTACCCCGCCGCTCTAGCGATAGTCGTGCTCGGCAGAATAGGTATTATCAAAGACATTCAGGCCGCATCATGCTGGATCGCTCGCCACTGCTTCATCGTGACAGACTACAGCGGTAAGCGGCTTAACCTCTTCGATGAGGGGAGGGGCGGGTCAAATCTCTAACATGACCATGCCGGACAGCGGTTGCGCAGTCGAAAAAAATAACCAAACCCAATTTCGTCAGGTGAGGCATGGGAAAGCGTTCTCCGATTACCAGTCCATCTGAGGCCGTTCGCATTATCCAGGCTGCGGCGATCGATTTGCAGCCGCCGGATCATATGGTTCTGGACGATTGCGACTGGCCGCACTGGCGCAACGTGGTTGCCGAGTTCGCCCGCGCCGAATGGACCGAGCACCAGCTTGAGCTGGCGGCGATGCTTGCTCGCACGATGGCAGATTTGGCGAGGGAGCAGCAAACCCTCCGGACGGAAGGGTATATCTCCGTAAGGGAGAACGGCACGAGCGTTGAGAATCCGCGTGCCCGCGCGGTCAAGTCTCTCACGGGGGACATTTTGAGCCTGCGCCGCTCCCTCGCCCTTCACGCCCGCGCGCGAAGTGGAGATTCGCGCAATGATGCGAAGCGGCGCGACATGGGGAGGGCGCTCGAAACGCAACTGGATGACGAGCTTCTAGCCCGTCCGCACTGATGACTCGTGGCGAGAAGGTAATCGCCTTCATTCACCGATACTGCAGGATACCCGAGGGAGCGAAGGTCGGACAGCCGATCCAGCTTGCCGAGTTCCAGCAGCGGTTCATTCGCGAGATATACGACAACCCTGCTGGAACGCGGCGGGCATACCTCGCGATTGCACGAAAGAACGGCAAGTCGGCTCTGATCGCCTGCCTGCTCCTGGCCCATTTGGTCGGGCCGGAAGCGGTGTTGAACTCGCAGCTGGTTTCGGGCGCTCGGTCAAGGGATCAGGCGGCGCTTGTGTTCGCGCTGGCAAGCAAGATGATCGAGCTTTCGCTTGAGCTGCGGAAGCTGGTGCGGATCGTGCCATCGGGCAAGCGCCTGATCGGCCTTCCGATGAACACGGAATACAAGGCTCTGGCGGCGGACGGGACGACGGCCCACGGCCTGAGCCCGGTCCTGGCGATCCTCGATGAAGTCGGGCAGGTCAAAGGCCCGCAGGACGATTTCATCGACGCGATTACAACGTCGCAGGGCGCGCACGACAAGCCCCTGCTGATTGCGATCTCGACGCAGGCTCCGACCGACGCGGACCTGTTTTCGATCTGGCTGGACGACGCCGAGCGGTCGGGAGACCCAAGCATCGTCAGTCACGTTTATGCGGCTCCTGACGATTGCGCGCTGGACGATGAGGAAGCGTGGAAGGCTGCGAACCCTGCATTGGGACTGTTTCGGTCGCGCAGGGACGTTGAGGAGCAGGCGGCGCAGGCAAAGCGAATGCCGAGCGCGGAGAATACGTTCCGCGTCCTGACGCTCAATCAGCGCGTCAACATGGTCGCTGCGTTCGTGTCTCCGGGCGTGTGGAAGGCCGGCAACGGTGCGCCCGGAGAGCTTGATGGAGTGGTCTATGGCGGGCTCGACCTCTCTGCGACAACTGACCTTACAGCGCTTGTTCTCACATGTCGTAAAAACGGCATGGTTCACGTTCGACCGTTCTTCTGGATGCCGCTCGATTCTGTCTCCGAGGCAAGCCGAAGGGACAAGGCTCCTTACGACGTTTGGGTTCGGGACGGGCTTTTACGCACTACGCCCGGCAAGGTCATCGATTACGATTACGTGGCGCGGGACATTGGGGACATCTGCTCCGGTCTATCGATCGCCAAGATAGGGTTCGACCGCTGGCGGATGGACCGGATGCAGCAGGCGCTTGCGCGGCAAGGCGTCGAGCTGCCGCTGGAGCCGTTCGGGCAGGGTTACATGAGCATGAGCCCTGCGTTGGATGCGCTGGAGGCTGACTTGCTGAAGGAATGCGTTCGGCACGGCGGGCATCCGGTGCTGGCGATGTGCGCGGCAAATGCGGTGGCGGTTTCAGACCCAGCCGGAAACAGGAAGCTCGACAAGGCGAAAGCGACGGGCCGGATTGACGGACTGGTTGCATTGGCAATGGCGGAAGGGGTGGAGGCGATGATGCAGGAAGTCGTTCCCGTCTCCCCGTGGGATGATCCGAACTTTTCGCTGGTGAAGGCCGCTTGATGCGCTGGTCACTGCGCAAGGCACTCGGGCTTCCCGAGCAGCGGATGATGACAACGCTTCCCGGCCTGAACGACAGCATTGAGAGACCGAACTCGAATATCCTCAACGTGCTTGGGATCGGTGACGTTTCGCTGCCATCGGTGACGATTGAAACGGCTTTGACCGTTCCCGCAGTATGGGCCGCGGTGTCGTTCCTGTCGCGGACTTTGGCGGCCCTGCCTCTGCACGCCTTCCGCAACGTCGATGACAAGGCTGAGCGGATCAAGGGCGGGCTGGAGACGCTGATCCACGAAGCGCCAAACCCGGAATGGACCTCGTTCAAGCTTCGCCAGCATTTCTGGCAGCAGGTGTTCACCGGGGGGCGCGGGCTGCTCTACATCGAGCGCTCGGGGAGCAATATCGTCGCTCTCTGGCCGATCGACCCGAACAAGGCGAAGATCAAGCGCACGCCGACCGGCGTAACCACTTACCAGGTCGGGCCAAAGACGTATCAGGCGTCGGAAATCATAGACGTTCCGTTCATGCTCAAGGCTGATGGATTGTGCCATTACGGCCCCGTCGCGCAGGGCGCTGCGGTTATCCAGCTCGCCTTGGCGATGAACAGCTACGGCAGCGGCGTGTTTGCGCGCGGTGGCGTTCTCCCGCTTGCGGTTGTCGGTCCTCCGGGCTCCGGCCCTGAAGTCACGAAGCGGATGGTCAACGATATCTCGCAGTTGATCGATGTGGCGAAGCAGGAAGGCAAGCAGCTCTTCCCGTTGCCGACCGGATACGACATCAAGCAGATCGGTTTCGACCCCGAGAAGGGGCAGATGGTCGAGGGGCAGCGGTTCGCGGTCGAGCAGATCGCGCGGCTCTACAACATGCCGCCCGTGTTCCTCCAGGACTTGACCAACGGGACGTTCTCCAATTCCGAGCAGCAGGACTTGTTCTTCGTCAAGCACCTGGTCGGCCAGTGGGCGCAGGCTTTCGAGGAAGAATGCAACCTCAAGCTGTTCGGGCAAAGGAACGGCGGGCGCTACGTCGAGCACAACCTGGACGGGCTGCTGAGGGGCGACTTCAAGACGCGCGCCGATGCGGTCGCCGCCTTGGTCAACGCCGCCGTTTATAAGCCGAACGAAGGCCGCAAATACATGGGGCAGGAAGAGGATTCCAACCCGGCTGCGGACAAACTCTACATCCAAGGGGCTACTGTCCCGCTTGAAAAGAGCGGGGAGAAACCAACGGGAACGCCACCGCCCGCCGATGGGGGGAATAATGACAATGGAGCGTAGGTCGCTCACTGACGGTCTTGAAATCCGGTCTCAGGACGACGGCACAATCCGGGTGTCGGGCTATGCGGCTGTTTTCAACAAGGAAACCGAAATCGGCGGACTGTTCCGCGAAAGAGTCGTGCCTGGGGCATTCCGAAGCGCAATTTCTCGTGGCGATGATGTCGTTTTCCTCGTCAACCACGAGGGGCTTCCGCTGGCACGCAGGTCTGCTGGCAACCTTTCACTATCCGAAGATAGTCGTGGCCTCAAGGTTGAGGCTACGCTCGACGGAACCGATCCCGATGTGCAGAGGATCGTTCCCAAACTTCGTAACAAACTTATGAGCGGCATGAGCTTCGCCTTCCGTGCGGCGAGAGACGGTCAGACGTGGGATTATAGTGGTGACGGTCTCGCCCTTCGCAGCCTTACGGATTTCGAGTTCGTGCAAGATGTCTCTGTGGTCAATTCGCCCGCGTATGATGGCGCGGAGATTGCCCTTCGCTCGCTGGAAGACGCACGCGAAAGTGCTGAGCGCGAGCTTCGCGAGCGTAATGCGGAACACGCAAAGGCACGCATCGCTGCCCGCCGCGCAGCTGCTGAACAAAAGTTTCGGGGCATCAAGCCCGAATAATCCCGGCTTCACGCCGAGCCCTAACCGGCCCTTGGGAAAGGCGATCCGCACCGTCGCGATGACGGCGCTTTCTCATAGAAAGACGCAAGAACATGAATCTCACGGAGATGCAGGACAAGCGCGGCCAGCTTGTCAGCGAGGCGCGTCAGGCCCTCGACGAGATTACGGCCAACACCGACGAGAGCCGCGCCTCGGAACTCGAACAGCGCCATGAGAAGATCATGGCTGAGTTCGATGCCATCGAGAAGAAGATCGCGCTTGAGCAGCGCCAAGCGGAGATCGAAGCGCGTGCCGCCGAGGCTCGCGAGCAGCGCCGTCCAGACCAGGGCGGTGAGGCGCGTGGCGTCGAGGACGTGAAGACCCCGGAATATCGGGATGCGTTCCTGTCGCTTGCCCGCGCTGGTTTCGACCCGCAGGCAATCTCGGCTGAGGAGCGGGCGGTTATCAAGGCGGGTGTCGCCGAGTTCCGCGCGCAGACTGCGGGCTCGAACGGTGCCGGTGGTTACACCGTTCCGACCGAACTCGTCGCCAGCATCAGCGAAACCATGAAGATGCATGGCCCGATGTATGACGAGGCGATCTGCACCGTCATCACCACGGCGTCGGGCAACCCGCTCGACTTCCCGAAGACCGACGACACGGGCGTTGCGGTTGCGCAGCACACCGAAGCGGCGGCGATGACCGACGACGGCGGCTCCGACGCGACCCTGACCAAGATGACGCTGAATGCGTATGCCTATGACACCGAGTGGGTTCAGGTGTCGATGGAACTGCTTCAGGACTCGGCGGTCGATTTCGAGCAGTTCATCGCCAACCTGCTCGGCAAGCGCCTTGGTCGCCGGCTCAATACCGAGCTGACCACGGGCGACGGTACGGGCGATCCGAACGGCATCGTCACCGCTTCGACGCTCGGCGTCACCGCTGCGGGCACCGCCGCGATCACTGCGGACGAGCTGATCGACCTCCAGCACTCGGTCGATCCGGCTTACCGGGTGAGCCCGAAGGCGCGCTTCATGCTCAACGACAGCACCCTCAAGGCTGTCCGCAAGCTGAAGGACGGCAACGGCAACTACCTGTGGCAGATGGGCGACTTCCGCACCGGGGCTCCAGGCGCGATCCTGGGATCGCCTTACTCGGTGAACCAGGCGATGGCTTCGCTCGGCGTGAGCGCCAAGGTCGTCATTTTCGGCGACTTCGGCGAATATCTTGTCCGCAAGGTAGGCGCGCCGGTCATCGGCGTCCGGCGCGAATACTACTGGCCGAACATCGGCCTCGCAGGCATCGTCCGCGTGGACGGCGACCTGCTCCAGACGGGCGCTGTCAAGCACCTGATCTGCGCGGCCAGCTAACTGGCTTGAGGGCGGGGTTTCGGCTCCGCCCTCTTCTTTCCCGATAGTGGAGACGCCGATGCGCATTCGGATGCTGACCTGCTACGCGGGTGTGGATTTCACGGTCAATGCGAACGAGGAAACGGAGCGCTTCTCGGACTCGGAAGCCATTCGCATGATCGAAAACGGCACAGCCGTTCCGGCTGCCCCTCCGGTCGAGCGCGCGGTCAAGACCGTGCAAGAGACGCGCGGCCCCGTTGAGAACAACGCGGGTGGGCGGTTGGGCGGCACCAAGAGGAAGCGCAAGTGAGCTGGCTTCCCGTCGTTGTCACCGTCGAACCGGCCTCTGAGCCGCTTACGCTAACCGAAGCCAAGGCTCAGTGCCGCGTGGACGGAGCGGACGATGACGGTCTGCTGACCGATTACATCGAGACCGCCAGAACACTTGTCGAGCAATATACCGGGACCAAGCTGGTATCGCAGACGGCAGTTCTGCGGGCGCGCGACTGGTGCGATCTCTATGATCTTCCGATTGCGCCGATCGCCTCGGTTTCGGGGATTACCTATCTCGATCCGGACGGCAATTCACAGACTCTTTCAACGGACGTTTACGAGACCGTTCTGGTCGGCCTTGAACCGCTCATCCGCCTCAAGGTCAACCAGAGCTGGCCTGCCATCCGCTGTGCGGCGGACGCGATCACCGTGACCGCTTCGGCGGGTTACGCATCGGTTCCCGCAACGATCAAGCACGCGATGCTCCTGACGATTTCGCAATGGTATGACGACCGCGCTTCCGGGGCATTGCCAGACGGAGCGATGGCCCTGCTCGCCAATTACCGCCGCTTCTGAAAGCCCTTCGGCAAGGCCCCCGCGTCGCGAGACGCCGTATCCCTTGATGGAGCCCGAATCACATGGCTGACCTTACGATTACCGCCGCGAATGTCGTTGCCGGTTCGACCGCAACCGTCGTCGATGGAACCGCAGGCGCGTCGATCACCGCCGGGCAGGTGGTGTATCACGACGGCGCGACCGACACGCTGAAGCTGGCCGATTGCGACAGCGGCACCGCTGCCGTTCGCTCGCCCTACGGTATCGCGCTCCACGCCGCAGCGTCCGGTCAGCCGCTCGCCGTGCTCACCGCAGGCCCGATCACCATCGGCGCGACTGTCGCGGCTTCGGGCATCTATTGCCTTAGCGCAACTGCCGGGGGAATCTGCCCCGCCGCAGACCTCACGACCGGCAATTACACCGCCGTGATCGGCGTCGCCACGTCAACGACCGTCATCGACGTGAAGATTCACGAAGCGGGCGTTGCGGCTGCCTGATGAACGCCGGCCAACTCCGCGACCGCATCACCATCAAGCGTGAGACCAACACGCCGGATGGAAAGGGCGGTTACGACCGCACATGGTCAACGGTCGCGGAAGTATGGGCGAACATTGTCAGCATGAACGGACGCGAGGCGGTTCTGGGGCAGGTGCTCCAGGGCATCTCGACGTTCCAGATCACGGTTCGTCACCGGACGGACATCGAGCCCGCCATGCAAATCCTGTGGGGCACGCGGGAGCTCAACGTTCAGTCGGCAGAGGACAAGGCCGGAACGCGGCAGTGGACCACGATCATTGCTTCGACGGAGGCTCCGCAGGGTGCCTAGACGGGTTCGTGGCGACCGGGCGTTCATCAAGCTCATCAAGCAGCTTCCCGACGCGGCAAAATCGGAAATGGTCAATCTCCTACAGGAGACGGGGGCACAAGTCCTGACCGAGCAGAGTGCGCGGGTTCCCAAGCGGACGGGAACTCTGAACCGCGCGCTGTCGATGAAGGTTCTGCCCAAGTCGCTGCGGCTCCAGGCCGGGCTTATCGGCAAGCCGATCAACCGCAAGCTGTTCTACGGACGGATCATCCAGTCGGGCCGCAGGGGGCAGACGGTCCGGGCGCGACGCAGGGGCGGAAAAACCTACCTGATGAAGATTCGCGGGATGGCTCCGCGCAACTTCATCTACCCCTACAGCCGCGAGCAGCTTTACGCGCCGTTCCGCGCCCTGTGGGATCGGGTTCTCAAAAGGGCGGCGGGAGTGAGCGATGAGTGACCTCCTGACCGCAACGCAAACAGCAGTTTACAACGCGCTCAACGTTTCATCGGTGACCGATCTAGCTCCGGTGACGCAGCATGTGATCGAGGACACCGAACCGCCGCTGGTCATCATCGGCGACGTGTCGTTCGAACCGATTGGGGGCAAGTCCGGTGGATTGGACCGGGCGACGGTCGAGATCGTCACGCTGTATCGCGGCCCCAAGAGGACTGAGTTGTTCGCAATCCAGACGGCGGTTCGCGATGCCCTGGACGGGCAGGCGATCACCGCTTCCGGAGCGCTTCTTTCCGATCCCGTTTTCGTCTCCTCGGATGTCGAGGAGCTTGAGGACGGGGTGACATACATGGGCACGCAACGGTTCGAGACGATCGTTCAGCCCGCCTGAGTTGCCACCGGCAAACCCTTCGGGGGAGGCAAGCCATCACATCAACCCGCCGTGATGGCGGCACATTCCCAAAGATGGAGACAGTGAAATGGCCAAGAAGCTTGGCAATAGCTACCGCCTGTTCATCGGCGACGGCGGCGGCACCGAAGCGTTCTACGAAATTGCCGGACAGCAGGACTTGTCGATCAGCCGCCAGGCACAGACGATCGACACCTCGACCAAGGACAACTTCCCTTACGGCACGCAGGCCCCCGGCCTGAAAACGCTGTCGATTGCGTTCAACTTGATCCCCGACCTGCCCGATGCCAACGGCTACGCCGAGCTTGAGGCGCAGGCGCTTTCGACCGATCCGCAGCCGTGGAACTTCCAGGTCAAGACCGGCTCGACGGTGGTGTTCGAGTGCGCGATGTATGTCACGGATTTCAACAGCTCGATGGGCCAGAACGATGCGGTGAAGGTAACCGGCACGCTGGTTGCGTCCGCTGCGCCGACCACCGACGAACTCGCGTAACGGGTGACTCTTGGCTTACGAAACGCCGGAAGTCGATCTGCGCGGCGAGATCAGCATCCCGCTGGAGGGGCGCGAATATGGTTTGCGTCCCTCCTTCGATGCGATCAAACGGATCGAGCGGCTGACGGGCAAGAACCACGAGCACCTTGCCCAGCAGGCGATTCAGCAGAACCTCACCTATGAGGACATGGGCATCATCTGCGCCGAGATGATGCGCGAATACGGCAAGGCCAACCCGGACGATCCGCTGAAGTCCAGCTACCTCGGTGCGAAGGCGGAGAAGCTGGAGAAGATGATCTTCGAGGAAGGCAAGCCGAAGATCGGCGTGCGCCTCGCGGTTGTCCTGACTGCCGCGCTGTCCGGGGGCTATACGGCCTCGGGGGAAGCGAAGGCGACGGAGATTTAGACGCCGATCCTCGTCGCCGCATGATGGGCGTTGCCGCTTACGCCTTCCATTGGACTGCCGATCAATTCTGGCGGGCCACTCCACACGAGTTCTTCGCTGCCTACGAAATTTGGCAGGAAGCCAATTCCCCTTCGGAGGACTGACGCATGGCAACAGACGCCCGCCAGCTACTCCTTCAGGTGGATGCGTCCGTTGCCGTGGCCCAGCGCAATCTCCAGTCGCTCGCGCGGCAAGTCGCCAACGACGCGACGGCGATGGATGCGTCCCTGTCCCGCGTGGACAAGGCGTTCTCGCGGATTGGGAAGTCTGCTGAGGATTCGGCGCAGGCGTTCATCGCCGGGGACAAGGCGGCGAAGGGGCTGCTTGCCTCCATCGATCCGCTATTCGCCGCGCAGCACCGTTACGACACGGAACTGGAAAAGGCCAACCAGCTCTACAAAACGGGCTCCCTATCGGCGCAGGAGTTCGCCAAGGTCCAGGCGGGGCTGAAATCCCAACTGGATAGCCAGATCGGTTCGTTCGGGCGCGTTGGCGGTGCATCGGGGCAGTTGCGCTCCGGAATGCAGCAGCTGTCGTTCCAGATCGGCGACGTGGCGCAGGGCTTCGCCCTTGGCGTGAGGCCGATGACCATCTTCGCCCAGCAGGGCGGTCAGGTCATCCAGACGCTTCAGCTGATGGGCGGCGGGACCAACAAGTTTCTGTCCATCCTCGCGGGTCCGTGGGGATTGGCGCTTTCTGTCGCTACTTCGCTTCTGGTTCTCCTCTCGTCACGACACAAGGACGCCGCAGAGAGCGTCAGCGATCTTGTCGCCAAGATGAAGAAGGAGGCGGACCAGGCCTCTCTCAACGAGCGGGCGAACAAGATTTGGGCCAACTCGATCGATGGTGTTCGCGAGGCGCAGAAGAAGCTCCGCGACGAGATCGAGCAGTCGATCCGCGTAGAGGCGATCCAGAACCGCCAGAACCTCGATGCGGCGCAGAAGCGGCTGGAGGGCCAGCAGGGCCAGCTTGCCGATCGCGAACGTCAGCTCGCGGGCCTGAAGCAGCGCCGTTCCGGTATTGCATCAGGGCTGGAAAACCCGCTTATTACGCCGGAAGACGAGGCTGCGATCCGCGCTGCCCTTGCCCGCGTTGATGGGCAGATCGCCAAGGTCAATGAGGATATCGGCAAGCTCAAGTCGGGCATTGTCGAAAGCCAGCGCACCATTCGCGATGCATCCATTCCGATTGCGCGCGACATGGCGGATGCGGCTGCGAGTGCGTCTGCGGCACTGACTCAGCTTTACGATGTGGCGCGCGGTCGCATCGAGGAAACGGCCAAGACCAACCAGAAGCTCGCCGACAGCCTTGCGCCTGTCGAGTCAGCGCTGGAGCGCGCCCGCAAGGCTTCCGACGAAGCGGCTTCTGCCGGTGCCAGTATCAAGGGCGTCGGGACGAACATCGTCTCGCTCACGCAGGCGCTGGTTCAGGGCAAGATCGGCCCCGACGCCTACACCAAGAGCGTCAACGCGATGGCGAAGTCGCTGGATGCCGCTGCAAAGGCAGCGCGTGATGCGAAGAAAGGCGTTGGCGAATTTGGCAAGCAGATCGGCTTTGACGAAGCGGCGCAGATCGCCAAGTCTGCCGGTCTGACCGTCACCAGCGCTTATCGCTCGACCGCAAAGCAGGCGTCTCTCTACAACGATCCTTCGGTCAACCGCCCCGGCAATCCGGTTGCGCGTCCAGGCACATCCGCCCACGAGGGCATCAACGGCAAGTGGGCGCTGGACATTGCCTTTGCCGATGGCCTCACCCCCGAGAAGCTGAAGAAGATTTACGGCAGTCAGGGCGTTTCGCTCACTGCCGTCTATAAGGAAAAAGGCCACTTCCACATCGAGGGAAGCCGGTCCAACGCGGCGGCTTCGGAGCGTTCGGCGCAGTCCGAACAAGCGCGGCAAATCCGCAACGACAACAGCTTCGAGGAGCGTTCCGACCAGCTCAACGACCAGCTTCTGCAAGCGCAGATGGCGCTGGTCGATGATACGCAGCGGCAGGCGGAATATGCGGAAGAACTGGTTCGGGCAGAAGCGAAGCGCGCCGAGAATGCGATCCAGAACGATGTCGAGGAAGGCAAGCTAAGCCAGGCGCAGGCTGACATCCTCAAGGGCAAGGTTGAACAGGTCGCGGCGCAGAAGATCGCCAACATTGAAGTCCAGAAGCAGATCAACGCGCTTCGCGATCAGGACCAGAGCGATCAGGACAGCTACGAGTTCGCGATCGAGCTGCTGCACAACAAGGAATCGCTCGCCAAGACCACCAACGAGCGCAAGACCATCGAAAAGCAGATTCTCGACCTGGTTTACCAGGAGAAGGAAGAGCACCTAAAGTCGCTGAAGGCGCAGGCGGAGCTTGCTGGCAACGTCGCCGAAGCCGCCCGGCTACAGGAGCAAATCAACCGCCTGCCTGCCGAGAAAGCGTCACAGGGACGGGTCATCGATCAGCAGAACAGGGGTCCGCTGCAAACGTATCTGGACGGCATTCCGCAAACTGCGGATCAGGTCAACGAAGCGCTGCAAAACGTCGAGGTCGAAGGCCTCAACGGGTTGGTCAACGGCATCTCGGCTGTCGTCTCCGGCACGCAGAGCATGGGCGATGCCTTCCGTCAGGTCGCGCAGGACATGATTGCGCAGATCACGGCGATCATCGTCAAGATGCTCGTCCTGAAAGCCATTCAGGCAGTCACCGGAACCGGAGGCATGGACTTCGGCATGGGCGCTGGTCTGCTGGGGACTGGAACTTCGCCGTTCGCTGCTGGTGGAGCAAGCTTCGGCTCGGCGGCTGGAATGGACTTCGGCCTCGGCTCTGGTCTGCTTGGAGGCGGCGGGAGCGTGTTCGCGGGCGCGATTCCGGCGTTCGCGAGCGGCGGGGCGATGACGCTCGGCGGCATGGGCGGTGGCGACAGCAATGTGCTTTCTCTCAACGGCAAGCCCCTGGCGATGGTGACGCGCGGCGAAACGCTGGCGGTCATCCCGCGCGTGCCGAAGGTCTCGGTTCCAGCCAACAGCAACGGCGACTCCCACTATCACATCAGCGTCATGGCCCCGAACACGGGCGACCCGCGACGGGATCGCAGGACGGCGCTCCAGCAGGCCGGAATGGTGCGTGAGGCCGTGGCGACGGTATCGCGGAAGGGCGCGTAATGCACATCAACAAGTCGCTCCCATCGGGCATCGAGGCCGGTGCCCGCAGAAGCCTGATGTGGGACGTGGAGATCGTCACCACGGACGGCGGGAACGAAGTGCGCAACAGCCGCTGGGAAACCCCGCTCCGCTCGTGGGAAATCTCCTACAACAACGCCCAGCTAACGAGTTCAGATCACGCCGCCGTCGAGCAGATGTTCTACGAGACGGAAGGCGGGACGCACACATTCAACTGGAATGACGAGCGTTCTGGCGATGTGGTGAAGGTCCGGTTCGACGCCGACCTCCAGTTCACCAACACCGTTGGCCCGTTCCATAAGATCGAGAGCTTCACCATCAAGGAAGTGCGCGAGTGAGGACGCTCGCCTCCGCAATGCAGAAGCATCTGGCGGGACGCTCCCATACCCGCTGCAAGATGCTCCTGCTCGACCTCAACGACGGAACGACCATCGGGATCACCGATCACGACAAGCCGCTCCCATACGATATCGGCGACGGCGCGGTGACTTACGAGGCGGGGACGGGAATCCTCACCTCGAACGTATCTTTATCCTGCGGTTTGGACGCGGACAATTACGAAGTCACCGGCCCCATCGGGGACACGGTTTCGCTCGACGGCATTCTCGGAGGACGGTTCAACCGCGCGCGGGCAAGGCTGTTCGAGGTCAACTGGAAAGACCTGACGGCCGGCGCGATCAAGATTATGGCCGGCAACGTGTCGGAAGCGCGGGTCGAGGGCGGCAAGTTCGTATTTGAAATCCGTTCCGACACGGATCGCTACAATCAGGTGGTGGGCAAGGTCATCACCAACCAGTGCGACGCCGACTTCGGCGATGCGCGGTGCGGTGCGACCCCGACAACCTTTGACGAGGCTGTTACCGCAGTCACCGATGCAATGCGGTTCACCGTCACCAACGCCGGTGCGCAGACGGACGACTTCTACAACATGGGAACGGTCATCGGACTCACGGGAGCGAACACCGGGACAACGATGGAAATCCTCGATTGGGAAGACAACGGCGACGGCACGGGGACGCTGATCCTGTTTGCGCCATTGGTCGAGGCTCCCGCAGTCGGCGACACGTTCACCCTGAAGAACGGCTGCTCCAAGCTCAGGAAGTCGGATGATGCGACCATGCCGACCTGCCTGACCTATAACAACGTCATCAATTTCAGAGGCTATCCCGAAGTTCCTGGTTCGGATCAGGTTCTTCGTATGCCGATACCGGGTGGCAGCGGGAACTGATGCCGCGCAAAAAGAAGCCTTCCCGCAACGAATTGATCGCGAAAGAGGCTTTGGAATGGGTTGGGACCAAGTTCCACCCGCAAGCCTCTGCCAAGCAGATCGGTTGCGACTGCAAGGGGCTCGTCTGGGGCGTCGCTCGGGAACTCAATTTCCCCGAGGCGGACAGCTTCTACGCGACGTTCATAGATTATGACATTGGCAGGAAGGGCGGTGTTCCGGGGCCTTTGCTGAGGGAGGGCATGGCCGCTTTGTTCGACCGTGCCGACGAACCCAGGCCAGGTGACGTTCTTCTGCTTTCGGTCAAGCAGCCATGTCATCTGGCGATCGTCTCCCGCGAGTTGAATGGGCATTTGCGGGCGGTCCATGCGCAAATCGCATCGAGGGCGTGGGTCAAGGAAACCCGCGTGGATGCGCTTTTGACCAAGTTCGAGCTGGATAGCGTGTGGAGGTGGCGGAATGGCTGATCCGTTCACAGCCATGATCGTCATGGACGTTGCCATGATCGGCCTTCAGATGGCGATGGCTCCGCATCTGAAAGGGCCGCGCCTCGATGATCTGAACGTATCGCTCGCGGACTATGGCTCCGTCATCCCGCGCATCTGGGGCTCGCGCAAGATTCAGCCGCAGATCATCTGGGCGGAACAGCTCCACGAGGTCAAGACCACCCAGAAGACCAAGGGCGGCAAATACGATCAGTATAAATATTACGGAACGTGGGCTGTCCTGCTGTGCGACCAGGAGATCGATGAGGTCGCGGCCATCTGGTTCGACAAGCGCAAGGTGTTCGATCGCACCCGCGCCGGCCCGATTTCTCTCGCGGCCCTGTTCGGGAACGAAGGCGACAGTGACAGTCAAAAGCTGTCGCAGGGCGTCAACATGCGGGTTTACAAGGGGACAGAGACCCAGAACCCGGACCATCGGATCGTCGCATGGTGCGAGGACCGTTATGGCCCGGACACAACCCCAGCCTATCGCGGATCGGCCTACATCGTCTTTCAGGAAATCCCGCTGGAGAATTCCGGCAACCGCATTCCCCAAATCTCGGTCGATGTGGTCAGGAACAAGGTCAACGCCTTCCCGTTCGAGCAGCTGAACACCGACTTCAGCACGGAAGCCGCGCAGTTTTCGCCGGACTTCAGCAAGCTTATTTTCCACGCCACGTTCGGCTTCGAGGTGTGGGACGTTGCTTCACGGACGCTGATCGCATCGAGCCCGCTCAACGTCAGTGCAGCGCGGATCGCCGTCAATGCGGATGGATCGTTCTATACCGGACAATATGACGGCAATGTCGCGCTGATTAGCGAGGGCGGCGCGGCGACGGTCATCGGCACCGGCACGATGGGCGGTGGCGTGTGGAATACGGACGTCGGGCTCTACGGCACGGCGAGCTTGCTGTCGAACCAGATCAAGTATGTCGGCGGCGGGGCTGTTACTGGATTGGAAGTCGGGTTCCATCCGGCATGGTATTTCGAGGACGTGGACGGCCAGTGGTGGGCGGTCGGCGGCGTTGCGACCGACATCGCGACCTATGCATCGGGGTTCGGCTTCTTTCCGCTCGACGCGACGCTGCTCGGGACTTCCCAGATCGTCGCGGAAAGCACCAGCGGACCAGCCTATGCTCTGGACAACGGAAATGGCCAGTTCTTCGTTTGGCAGGACGATAAAATTTATCTCGTCAACAAGGATACTTTTGCGGTCGATGCGGGGCCTGTAGATGCCCCCGTCAATTCGTCCCTGTCCTCTCCTTGGGAATCGACTCGTCCAGGCGACACGGAAATCTGGCTCGGCTTCAGCAAGTATTCGACACAAGACCTAACCGTCGTCCAGACGATCAACGCGGATGACTGGGCGGTTTCCGGAGGCGGACTCAACGCCATCTACGACCGTGTAAATGATGCGATATGGGGACGCAATATCACCGATACGAAGGTGACTATTCGTTACCTCAACCGCATCTCTTCAGATGGGGTGACGCTCGCGACCATCGTTGACGAGGTTTCCGGTTGGGTTGGGCTGACGGGGCAGGACACGTCGCAGCTCACGCAAACAGTTCTCGGATATTCGATTACGCAAGGGTCGGCGAAGGATATTCTTTCTCCGCTTTTCGACATTTACGATGTTGACGCGCGGCCCCATGATTTTATAGTTCAGTTTGTTAATCGAGGGTCTGCGCCTTCGGGAACCCTGCTCACCGAAAACTTCGTTCGCAACGATCCACGCTACACGGTCACGATCCAGCAGGACACCGACCTTCCCCGGCGGGTGACGTTCAACTTTGCCGACGCGGACAAGGACCAGCAGCAAAACACCGTCATTGCCCAGCGTCCGTTGGATGCGGTGGACTCGACGCGCGAAGAGACGATCGACCTCTCGACGTTCGTGGATACTCCATCCGGAGCGCAGCAGAAGGCGGACAGGTATTTCCGCCGGCTGTGGAACAGCAGAGAACGGTCCAAGCTTCAGTTGACGGCGCAGCAATATGCGCTGGAGCCGGGCGACGTTACGACGGTTTCTCTCGATGGAGCTTTGCGGAACGTCCGGCTGGACAAGATCACCATCGGGCAGGGAACGCTTGACTGCGAGTTCGTCAGGGACGAGATCAGCTTTTCCGTATTGAACGGCAGGGCCGGGCCGGATCAGGACGGACGGGATGACGACGTTATCGAGGTTCCCGGTCCGACCAAGGGGTTCATTATCGACGCCCCCTTGATCCAGGACGCGGACAACGACGTGAATCCGGTGCTGTATGTCGCCGCGGGTTCTTACGGGGTCACGTGGACCGGGGCGTCGATTTACGAGGGCAGTGACGGCACTTACGACACCCTGTGGGGGCGGATCGACAGCACTGGCGGCGCGATGTGGGGCTACGCGACTTCGGCATTAGTGACCGCAAACCCGAACCTGTGGGATCGCGGCAATACTCTTGATGTCACAGTTTACGGCACGCTCACCAGTCATACGGAAGCGGAGATCGACGCCGATCCGACGCTAAACATGATCGCCTTGGGTGAGGACGGGCGCTGGGAATATCTCAATTTCACGACGGCGACCCTCACGGGGGCATCGGGCACCGCGAACACCTATACGCTATCCGGGTTCAAGCGCGGGCGCAGGGGCACGGAAGGCAACGTGTCTAATCACGCTGCGGGCGATCAGATCATCCTTCTGAACAAGGCTGTGGCGACCACGACGGGCACCGATTCCATCGGAGATGCGCTGTCGTTCAAGATTCAGACGGCGGGACGCTCGGTGGATGCGGCGGCGGCGATCGATCTTACGTATGACGGGGACACGCTGAGGCCCTACGCACCGGCTCGGGTCAAGTGGACGACAGACGGGGCGGATATGTTCGGGGAGATCATCCGCCGAACGCGGGTGGGCGGTTCGTGGAACGGCGGCTCGACCATTCCGCTCAGCGAGAACTCTGAAGCCTATGAGGTGGATATCCTCGACGGTGCCGATGTTCTCAGGACGATCACGGTCACGGGGACGAATACGTTCACTTACACCGGAACCGAGATCGCAGCGGACGGCGGGACGGTCGGCGTTCCTCCGTCGTACAATGCCTACCAGATGAGTGACGTTGCTGGCCGGGGCTTCGCTCTAGCCGCCTGACCCTTCTTCCATTGCAGGATGATTAGCGCATGACGACGCCACGCCTCGGCGCGCCTGAACTCGTGTCCGGGCAAGCAACGCCTGAAACGACGGTCAACGAACAAATCCGCTACCTCGAAAGCGGCGCTGGGCATTTCATCTTCAAGGATCGCGATCTTGCGACGCCCCCCGCCTCACCGGCTGATGGCGACTGTTATCTCGTGGCCGCGTCACCTACGGACGCATGGTCCGGGCAAGCTGGCAAGATCGCGTTCCGCGTCAACACAGCGTGGGCCTTCATTACCGCAATCGAGGGCTTTACCGCCTGGGTCAGCGATGAGAACGCCTTCATCGGTTATGACGGGGCGGCCTGGAGCACGCTTTCGTCCCCTGTTGGCAACTATGTCCTTCTGACGGGCGATACGATGACGGGAGCCCTTGAGGTTCCCGACGATGCCTATGACGAAGCGACTTGGGACGGCAGCACGGAAGTCCCGACGAAGAACGCCGTCCGCGACAAGATCGAAGCGCTCGCTGCGGCGCACGGCACGGAAAGTCTCATCCTCGCGTGCTCCGACGAAACCACGGCCCTGACCAGCGGAACCGCCAAGATCACATTCCGGATGCCCTACGCCTTCACGGTGACGGCGGTTCGTGCATCCCTGACGACAGCCCAAACGTCAGGCTCGATCTTCACCGTGGACATCAATGAGGCGGGAACGTCGATTCTCTCTACCAAGCTCACCATCGACAACACGAAAAAAACCTCGACGACGGCGGCCACGGCGGCGGTCATTTCCGACAGCTCAATCGCTGACGATGCAGAGATTACGGTGGACATCGACCAGGTGGGTGATGGGACCGCCAAGGGCCTGAAGGTCTATCTGATCGGGCATCAGTAATGAGCTGCCTGGTCAACCCATATCGATACGCCGCGGCGGGCGGCACCGACCCCAACTTCTCCAGCGTCAAGCTGCTCATGGGCTTCGAGGGCACGAATGGCTCGACCTCGTTTGTGGATGAAAGCCCGGTCGCTCGCGCGATGACGGCCGTAGGCAATGCTCAGATCACGACATCACAATTCAAGTTCGGCTCGTCTTGCGCGACCTTCGACGGGTCTGGAGACTATATCCACACGCCGAACAGTTCCGACTTCGCCTTCGCCAACAGCCCGTTCACGATCGAGGGCTTTTTCCGGTTCCAGAGCAAAACCAGTAGCCAGATGCTGATCGGCTATGTGAACGATAGCGGTTCGGCGGCGGGCACGGCATGGCTGTTCTACATCACCGGCGGTAATCTGACTTTCACCATCTACACGCCTGACCCGATTGCCCAAATGAACTGTCAGGTCGCCTGGGCCCCAACGATCGGAGCATCGGCCCCGTGGTATCATCTTGCATACGACCGGGACGCGACCGGCAAGGGCCGGATTTACAGAGACGGCACGATGGTTGCCTCGCTCCTGATGGACCACACCGTCCAGACGACCGCGGGTCACATGGTGCTCGGCTCCATCGGCTTCGGCGACCCAGCCCCGTCCTTCGACTTCAACGGACAAATGGATGAAATCCGCATCACTAAGGGCGTTGCGCGCTACGGCTCAGACGCAGGATTCACCGTTCCGACTTCGGCTTATCCGCGCAGCTAGTGCGGGCTCAGCCCGTGCGCCATGCGCTCGAACGGGTCTTCAGGCGGGAGATGCGACCTCCTGATGTCCTCTGCCGTCGGGTGCCTGATGACGTCGATGTCGCCGCCGGTCACTTCGAGCCCGCAAGCGCCGCGCACCAAAGCCGCTGTCGGGGCGAGGAAGAAGAAGAAGCCCATTACGAGCATCACCCAGTCCATCCACGTCACGTCCGGATTGACGTTCGTTAGCGTCGGGAACAGCCGCCGAAGCAGGGACTGCTCTGGAACATCGATCTTCTGGTGACGCACGCCACCCCCTTACCCGAGCACACCCACGTTAACCCGAATTTACCACCGACGCAAAGCGGGAGTTCTGCCGTGCGTATCCTAGACCGCCTATTCCTATGGTTTCCGATCATGTTCACAGCGGCCGACCAGCTCGCCGCCTGCTGGCTCAGGGGCTGGCTCTATGTCTGGTTTGATCGCGAGCAGCCCAATCCCGATGAAACCATCTCATCATGGGTCGGCAGAAACGCGCTTGAGGGGCACAAGTCGGCTCTGATTGCCGAAGCGGTGATCGACTTCTTTCTGGGGCAGGGCCACTGCCGACTGGCGATCGGGAAATGACACTCCACGAACATTCCAAGCTCGTGGAGAACCTTGCGTGGTTGTTTGCGGGAGTTGCGGCCGTGTCACTAGCTCAGGCCGCAGTGGTCATGTCGATCATGGCAGCAGCCGTTTCCGTCATCCTCGGCGGGATCAGAATCCATGACCGGATCAAATACGGGCCTGCAAGGGGGCGAGAATGAAACGCATCCGCGGCCTTTCCAACGACCAATACCGCGAGCGCAGGGAAGCGATCTCGGCAACGCTGAGGGCTCTGTATGAAGGCTATGCGGCTGATCCGCTCCCTCCTGAATGGCTTGACCG